ACCCTGACACTGATTAACTAATTGTTTGTGGCTATACTATGACCAGTACCTTGTATTGGCCCTTCTGAAAAGTGGGTGTGCTAGTAGTTAAGGTTTTTCCCATTAAGGCGTTAGCCTGCCTTATATGAGTATTTTGGCTAAATCATGTATTGAGATAACTATGTCTCGAACAAACACTACCTCCGCATGGATCTCCCATTCATGTGAGTTTAAGGAAGGGAAGAGCAATGTCCAATTATGAAGAAGATTTTGATTCCAACGATAGCGATGTTATTGGTGATGGTGGGGATATTAAAAGTCTCCGTCGTGCTGCTAATGGCAAGAAACAGTTGGAAAAAGAGTTGGCTGATATTAAACGTGAACTTGCGTTTGCTAAGGCTGGATTGCCTATGAATGACCCAAGAATGAACTATTTTGTTAAGGGTTATGACGGTGAAATGACAGCGGAGGCTATTCGTGAGGCAGCGATGGAAGCCGGTTTTCTTGCAGTACAGGGGCAGGGTGAAGATCCTGCTATCTCTAATGCTGCTGCTGCTCAACAACGAGTTATGTCTGCTTCATCTGGAGTCGCGTATGAGGGACTTACAGAGCAAGCGGCTCTTGCTCAACTTGAGTCAGCGATGGAAGAGGGCGGTATTGAAGCCATGTTGGATGTTGCTCGACAGTTCGGTATTCCAACAAACATTGACCAGTAAAGGAAGTTAAAATGCCAGCAGGTACAGGTACACCCGGAGCCAATCAAAACGGCCCATACATTCAATATTCGCCCGGTGAGATTGTTACCGCAGCGGGTCCACTATCAATTAACGCTCCAGCACCTATCGTAGACATTACGCTTGGCAGCCAGTTCGTTACTAAGGCGTATGACCTTGCGGTCTACCCATCACTTCGCCCTGAACTGATCTTCGATCAATTCGCTACAGTTCGGGCTTCTAACACCACGCACCGTGGCGGTTCAGTTCGTTTTTCATTCGTGAACGACATCTCTGAGCAGACCACCCCGTTGCTGGAAAACATTGACGTTGACTCCGTAACCTTGTCATCCAAGGCTCTTACGATTGCAATGCGCGAATACGGAACGGCTGTTACTAACACCGCTCTTCTTCGTGGAACCTCAATGATTGCTATGGACCCACTTATTGCAGAGCGTGTTGGTTACAACGCCGGTCTTTCTGTTGATACGTTGGCCCGTGTTGCCCTTGACGCAACATCTGTTACTTACGATGACGCAACCACCGGAAGCATTGGCTCTGTTGGTAACGCTGCTGCTCCTCTTGATGGGGATGCTCTTCGTAATGGTGTTGCTATTCTTCGGTCGAACAATGTTCGTCCGTTGCGTGGTGGCAACTACGTTGCTGTTATCAGTCCATATCAGGCACAGCAGTTGATGTCCGATACCACAGACACCGGCTTCCGTTGGATGGTCGGTTACGCTGGCGGTATGGGTCAGGCTGGCAACAGTGTGTTCATGGGTGAAGTTGGAACCTACGAAGGCGTTCGCCTCGTTGTTAACAACCACCTTACGAACCAAGGTCGCGGTTACCTGATGGGTGCTGAGGCTCTTGCTAAGGCATACTCAACGGCTCCCGGCTTCGGTCCTCAGCCCGGAACGGTTGTTGCTCCTGTGGTTGATAAGTTGAAGCGTTTTGCTTCAGTCGGTTGGTATCACCTTGTTGGTTACTCAGTGTTCCGTACAGAAGCACTGCTGCACATCAACACTCAAGCAACATTGGCTTAATCTGATTGTCCCCCTCCTAGCCACAAGCCGGGAGGGGGGCTTTCTCTTATATTTAAATTGGAGAAAATAAAATGGCTATGCCACCAAAACCAAAAAAATCATTAAATAAAGTGACTAGAGGCCCAATAAAGAAAAAAACTTCTACAACTTTTAGTACTGCTCGTGATGCTCTTGCTAGTCGTATGGGTGCTGAAGGCCCTAAAGGCAATTCTGTTAAAAAAGTTAATCGTCCAAGTGGAAGTGGAACAATAAAAAAACTTGGTAAACCAATGATAAAAAGCACTAAGAAGAAGTAAATGGCTACTCCTGCGTGGCAGCGGTCTGAAGGTAAAAACCCTAAGGGGGGTTTAAACGCTAAAGGTCGTGCGTCTTACAAAAAAGCAACTGGTGGGACTTTAAAACCTCCTGTTAAAAAGGCTGCTGCTAAGAAGTCTCCTGCTGCCGCTGCCCGTAGGGAAAACTTTTGTTCTCGCATGGGCGGGATGAAAAAAAAGTTAACTAGCGAAAAAACTCGTAAGGACCCAAACTCTCGTATTAATAAGGCCTTGAGAGCGTGGGATTGTTAATGGCTTCTCTTGCCGAAACTTTTGTTACTAAGTCGTATGAGAAAGGTAAATAGTTATGTGTTACAAGTGTGGGTGTTCAACACCTAATGATAAGAAGATTGCTCCTCCTATGATTCTTGGTAAGTCTGGCGGTAAGTCTGAGGTTGTGAAGCCTACAGATACTAAGCCGGGTAGTTATGCCTAAAGCGTTTTGGGATAAACCTAATCCTAAAAAGAAGTCTACGCCTTTGACACCTGCTCAGAAGGCTGCTGCTAAGAAGAGGGCTAAGGCTGCTGGTCGTCCGTATCCTAATCTTGTTGATAATGCTTTTGTAGGAAAGAAGAAGTTTTGACTGTTCAAGTGCAGTTACTAGGTAGAGGTACTTATGGTCCTCGCACGATTCAGGGGCCGGGTATCTCTCCTTTGTGGTCGTTTTTTCTTTCTCCTCCAGCACAGAATAGTGTGATTATTTATACGGATGGGAGTGTGACTGAACGTGCTACTTTTGAGAATGATGATATTCAAAGCGTTGATGTTCACACGTTTATTCTTGGGGGAACTGATTATCGTACTGATGTTGGTTCCTTTGAGTACGAGTCGTTGACAGAGGCAGGGTACACTTGGCGTAATGTTTACACGGATAACGTGTATCCTGAAGACTACGATAATCCGTACAATATGCACGTTTAGGAGTTGTAATGCCGTCGTTAAATTTACCTGATTCTAATAAAACTCCGGGGGATGGTACTCCTGCTTCTGACATGAATCTTGTTGTTGAGGCTATTTCTACTCTTAATTCTGCGTTTAACAATTTTGCCACTGGTCCAACGGGTGCTCAAGGCGATACGGGTCCTACTGGCCCTACTGGCCCTACGGGTGCTGAAAGTACTGTTACGGGTCCTACGGGACAGCAGGGTGTTTCTGGTCCTACTGGTCCTACTGGACCGCAAGGTCCTATTGGTCCTACTGGTGCAGCGTCTACTGTTACTGGGCCTACGGGTCCTACAGGTCAGGCTGCTAGTGCTGGTGCAACTGGTCCTACAGGTCCCACTGGGCCAACTGGTACTACAGGAACTACAGGCCCAACTGGACCAACTGGTGTTCAAGGGGCTACTGGGCCACAAGGAGATATTGGTCCAACAGGTGCTACTGGTGCTGTTTCTACTGTTGCTGGACCTACAGGTCCGACTGGGGCAACAGGTCTTACTGGACCAACGGGTGCTGCTAGTACTGTTACTGGACCTACTGGTCCGACTGGTCCTACAGGAACTGCTGGAACTATTGGTGTTGATGGTGCTACTGGTCCTACTGGGCCTACAGGTGCTACAGGTGCGTCTGGAGCCGCTTCTACGGTAACTGGTCCTACAGGTGCTGCGGGTGCAACTGGCCCTACTGGACCAACTGGAGCCTCTGCTGCTGATCCTCTTGTTACTGTTTTGCTATATGGGGGAATGTAGTGAAAGTAGCAATTTATACTATTGCTAAAGATGAAGAACAGTTTGTTGAAAGATGGTTTAATTCCGCTAATAATGCTGATGGTCTTTTTATTCTTGATACAGGTAGTAGTGATAAAACTGTTGCTATTGCTAAGTCATTTGGTATTACTGTAGATACTTGTGTTGTTGATCCTTGGCGGTTTGATGATGCGCGTAACGCATCACTAACAATGATTCCTAATGATTATGATATGTGTATTGCTCTTGATATGGATGAAGTTCTTGTTGATGGTTGGCGGAATCAGTTAGAGGCTGTGTCTGTTGGTACTACTCGCCCTAGGTACGAATACACATGGTCGTGGGATGGAGATAATCCGGGTCTTGTTTATGGCGGGGACAAGATTCATGCGCGTAATGGATATAAGTGGAAACACCCTGTCCATGAGGTGTTGTCTCCTACGGAGGTTGAGCGACAAGAGTGGTGTGGGTTAAAGATTCATCATTATCCTGATGACACTAAATCTAGGGGACAGTACTTTCCGTTACTTGAGTTAGCGGTTACAGAAGATCCTGAGGATGATCGTAATAGTCATTATTTGGCTAGAGAATATTTTTTTCACAATAGGTTAAAAGATTCTGAGTTAGAGTTTAAGCGGCATTTATCTTTATCTAAATCGGTGTGGGGTCCTGAACGTGCCCAATCATGTAGGTATTTGTACAAAATAACTAACGATGTTGCTTGGTTAAATCAGGCTGTTGCTGAGGCTCCGGGTAGGCGTGAAGCGTTGGTTGATCTTGCTTTTCACTATTATGGATTAGAAAAGTGGAGTGAATGTTTGTGTGCTGCTATTGAAGCCTTGAAAATTAAACATCGTCCTTTAGAGTATTTGTCTGAGGCTTTTGCTTGGGGGGCGTTGCCTGAGGATCTTGCAGCAATTTCTGCGTATCGCATGGGATACTTTTATGAGGCTAAGCATCATGGGCTTAATGCTATGATTTTATCTCCTGTGGATAAACGTCTAGTTAATAATTATAAGATGTATGTGGAGGCAACAAAATGACAACAGTACAGGATCTTGTGGCAGATGTGCGTAGGCGCGTGTATGGGTCTATGACGGA